AATCTATGTCCGTACTTCATGTTCATGAGACCTTCATATATTGCTTTAGGATAAGCATTCGGAGCACTGGGTTGTGCAACTACATCTATAGTGACTATTTCAAAGTCACTTACATGTCCTGTTCTGTCATCTACATTGCCGCTACCGCGGCTTGACACTCCCAGTTTGATGCCAGATTGCAGCAAGGTCTTGATCAACTCACCCATTGGGGTTGGTAAAATCTTTAGTTTGCCGCAGCCAGCTTCGCCATCCATCCACATGTTTTCAACACTATGGCACACACGGTCTAGGTTAATTTTGAGATCTTCTGGATGATCTACTTCGCCTAGTACTGAGTTACCTTCTTTAATCTGTTGATTAATGGTGTTTACTGCTTTGCTGATTTCGTGCAAGGGATATATTCTGTCATTTGCATTGCGCTTGTTGCTTTCAATGCATATTCCTTTGAGGTAGAGAGTCTTACCAAGGCCATCTGGTCCAGATTCTTCAAGAACCTGGATATTGGCCTGCGTGAATGTAAGTTGTTCTCTTAGGGTTTTCATCAATTATCCGCGGGCCACAGGGCTCTTGGTGTTGACACCAGCTGCTTGACCCAGTGAGGGTTTTGTTGCTGCTGAAGGCTGTTGTGTGCCTTGTGCAGGTGTATTACCCACTCGACCAATCAGTTCTTTTGTGCTGTTGCTGTAGGCTGCTGTGTCATGACGTCCGCCCATTTCACCACCTGCGTGTACTGGCTTTACTGAGTTGCCAATTGGACCTTTAGCGCCAGCATTTGCTGCCACTGTGGACTTTTTGTTAACTCCGCCTTCTTCGCTTGTGACTGGCTTTGGTGCTGCTTTAAGGCTGACTGCTTCCATCATGCCCATTTCTTCTGTGTCGTCCATTTCAATGGCGTCGCCACCTTCTTCAGGACCCATGTCATCGCCGTTGCCCATGTCGTTGCCGCCCATGAGGTCTTCAAATTCGGCCATCAACTGGTCTAGCTTGTCTTCAAGGTTCATGATGTCGTCTTTGGTAGCAGGTTCTTCGCCGCTATCATCGCCCATGCTAAAACCTTCTTCGTTGTCATCACCATCGGCAGCGTCTTCTTCGTCGCCCATGCTCATGTCGTCGTCTTCGCCTTCCATGCTCATGTTGGTTTGTTCTTCAGCCTCTACATCATTGATAAGTTGTTCACTGGCGTCGCCGCCCATGTCGCCTTCTTCAAGATCTTCATCTTCATCTTCTTGAGCCATTAATTCTTCATAAATCTGGCGACTTTTTTCCACAACGATGTCGTGAAATAACTCGCGAGCTTTTGCGTCTTCATCATTGATCACGAATTCGATCAATTGTTCAAATCTGTTCATAAGGTACTCTCCTATAGTAAAGTGTGCTGTTATTTACACTGTACTTCAAAAGCACACGGTTTAAGGGGGTAAAATGGTGATAAATTACATCGGCGCCGCAGGGGCCGGTGCATATTGTTGACGAACCAGTTTGAGTTTGTCTTTGAACTCCACTGTTCTTACGTCATTCATCTTGCGCAACTTGTTGAGTTGGCGCAGAGTCAGGTGAGTTTTGCGCAGGTCACCAATCTGTGTTTGACTGTTGTCTTGATCAAGACTCTGATAAGCTTCAGGTTCTTTTTTGAAAAATTCTTGTAGTATCATGCCAGTATTTATACAGGCGGGGCTGCACCTGCAGCCGGCATCACACCGCCGGGGGCAGCAGGTGCAGGGGCGCCACCAGTGATTCCTGGATCGGCGCCAGCAGGTTCCATGCCAGCAATTTCTTCACCAGTGGTCACGTCAGATTCTATACCGCCGGGCGTGATACCCACGCTGCGCAGATCTTGACCAGACTGTGACTGCATGTCTGGCTCGTCGCGTTCTTCACGCCACATTTCTTCGTTTTCCTTGATCTCATCTTCAGTCAAGCCCAGGAAGCGTTCCAGCATAAAGCGTTTGCTCATGTAGGGCAAGGGCTCCATCTGCATGAACGCCTGAATACGAGTGTTGTCCAGTTCGCTTTGACGATAGCTGGCAAAGTTTTGTGGAGCATTAAACCCAATGCTGAACAGGCTGGAATCAATGTTGAATCCGCGCCACTTCAGAAACATTTTAAATTCGTCGTCAAGTTTCTGTGATACCAGAGCTTGCAGTCGCTCGCAATACTGGTTAAATCTGTACTCTTGTATTAGGGCTGTGCCAACTTTGCCGTCGTTCATGGCACGGTCTGAGTCGTCAGGACCAGTGGGCAAATAACTGCTAGGCACACGCAGGCCACGGGCCATCTTGTTGTTGAAGTATTTTAAATCGTCAATTTCGCCTAGATTTGAGCCGCCGGCCAGAGTGTCCACACTTGAACCACGGCCTTCTGCTGTCTGCGGAAAGAAGTAGTCTTCGTTGATGCTGAGTGGATTGTAGCTGGCATCCATCATGTTTTGTCCGCCGCCGGTTATGGTGGGGATTCTGCGCTGATGCATTTCATTTTTCACACGTTCCACAAAAGCCATGGCCATGTGGCTGGGCATGTTGCCCACGTCAATCTTGAACACTCTGCGCTCAGGAGCACGGCTCACACGATAGATAAGAATAGCATCTTCTAGCAGTTCTTTTTGCTTGAATACCTTGTAGATCTGCTCCAGTACACTGCGTCCAAATGGCCAAAAAACGTCTAGACCTTCGTTCAGGCTCATGTGTACTATGTGCTTGGCATCCAGTGTTGCTTCGTTCATGGCATTCATAAATCGGCTGTTGCCTCCGCCAGTTATGCCTGCTGCACCGCCTGCGCCACCGCCTGTGTAGTTGGCTGCACCTCCCACACTGCCAGTAACCGGATTGGTCAAGTAGTCTGTGGTGGTTTTTGCTGCCACTGTCATGTTTTGAAAGTTGGGGTTGATGTCACGAATCACATACTGTTCAGGGCGCTTGCCTTCTGATTCGTTCACAATGATTCTCATGAGCTTGCTCATGTCTATCCACATCATTTCAAATGTTTCTGGATCACGCACAAACACCTGATCGCCGTACTTGATACAGTTGCGGAACAGTTTGAAAATGCGCTGATCCAACTTGTTGATCTTGCACCATTGCTGCAACTGCTTCTTGATAATTTCTACTTCATGATCTGTGGGCTTGTCGTTGTACTTGATCTCAAACGGCGTGCCATTTTGCTCGTTCATCTGCGTGGAAAATTCAGCAATGATGTCTAAACAAGCATTGATCTCCGAGTCCATGTCCATGTTTTCATACTGATTGTAACGTTCAATACGATTGGGATGGCCCGAGTACACTTCAGGCAGTCTACTGGCATAGTTGCGAAACACAAAGTCAGCTTGTGCAGTACCGTTGGTTCCGTCGTTGCGAGAATAGTCCGGCAATCCAAATTGATTTCGACCCGATATAGGACTCATAGTTCCTGATGTGTCAGCCACCTTGAAATATTTGCGCCACGATTGTTTTGTTTCTGCCATAGTGTATTATTTACCGTTAATTTGCAGAGCGCAGTATCTTTGTAGATATGTCATTGCCACTCTTGGCAATTCGAACGAGTTCGTCCAGAGCACCTGCTTGCTGGCCCATCATCGTGGCCATGGCGGTAAACACTCCCATGATGTCGCCCATTGGAGTAACACTTGCAGGTCCTTCCACAAACTCTGCTCCAGCTTCACCCACAATACCCAACTTGCCAGCAGCCAGGTCACCACCTTCAGCAAACGTGGGGATTTCCACGTGAATGTGTCCTGCTGTGGCCTTGGCGCTGGGATTGTTGTATTCGTCAATGGCCAGACTGGCGCCTTGTTCTTTGAGAAAGCTGACCACTTGTTGGCCTCGTTTAGGATCAGGTTTTTCAGTCAATGCAAAGTCAGCAGCCAGTCCTTTGGTATGTTTGCTCGATGATGCTTTTTCATTATGGAAATTGTCATTGAATCCACTAAAGTACGCAAATCCTTCTATGTTGCTTTGAATGTTCTTGGCTAGATCAATTATCTTGGGACTGAGATCTGCACCTTCTTTTTGCACGTCTCCTTTTTTGATTTTGATACCAGCATTTGCAAGAGTTGCTGCGCTGGTTGGATTGGCTCCCCCAGCAGCAGCCGGACCACCTGCAGATTTAGGAGCTACAGTGGAAGTTTTTAAGTCAGCTTGTAGTTGCCCAACTTCAGCACTGCGTCCTGCTATATTGGCTGTACGATCTTTGATCTTTTTATCAACAGCAGTAACATCTTTGCCTGCCTTGACCAAGTTGGCTTTTTCTTCATTGAGATCTTTGATTTCTTCAGCGTCGTTTAGATTTTGGCGTTCTAGATTTGCTAGCTTTTTGCGATCCTGCATCTGTTTGAAACGCAACTTTTTTTCTTCTTGTGCAGCCAGTGCAATTTCTTTCTCGGCGGCCAGTAGCTGTTTGGCGGCTGCATCATATTCTTGTTTGTTCTTGAGTATTTTTTCTTCTAGTGGTTTGAGCTCGTCGCCAAACTTGCCAGCACGTTTGGCATCT